AAAAATAATAAGTATTTATAAACCAGACAAATATAGTAAAAATGAAGAATTTTATGAGAAATATTCACTTGGAAAACTATTAATTCAAACAAAGTATAATGATATTATTTTTGTAAAAAAACCAGTTTCTTATAAAAATTTTTTATTTTTTCCAGAAATAATATTTATGATAAAAAATAAGTATTTAATTGTTTCAAAAACAATTAAAGAAAGGGATTTTATAAAATAATTACTAATTATTTACACCCTTGAAGATTTAAAACACCCATTTTTTTGTTTTTGTTTTTGTTTTTGTTTTTGATTTATTATTCCTTCCATAAGGATCTATAAATGTATTTTTTTTAGTTTTAGATTTAGTTTTTTTTTTGTTATTATTTTTAGTGGTAGTTTTGTTATTATTTTTACTTTCGTTATTTTCTTTTAACTTATGAATATCATCAGGTTTATAATTTAAAAACCATTCTTGAAACAATTCTTTATCTTTTTTTTCTTTTAATTCCTTGTATTTTAACGCTTTTTCAGCGCGTATTTCTTCTAACGTTTTTTGATGTCCATAACATGTAATACTAAATCTTTTTAATAATCCTTTTTGTTGTAATCTATTTTTTTGTTGAACATCATATAAAAATTTAGATATACATAAAATTCTCTCCAAAAATTCATTATAATATGGTTTATCTGCATATAAAAATGCTAAATAAAAACTTAACATTGTATCAATTGTAGCAATTTTAACTTTTTGATTATTAATATTGATTATATTATAACTATGACATGCAATTGGTTTATAAATAAAAGCAACAGTATCTTTTTCTATTTTGATTTCATAATGTTCAGGAACAATCTCTCCAATAGCATTTCTTTTAATAATTTTTACATTTTTTATATTAATATCTTTTAATCTTTCTTTTACAATTTGTGCAGTAGTTTCATGATCATTTGATAATACATCAAAATCCGCAATTTTTTTAAATTTCATCTGTACTTTTCTAGGCATATATTTTGAATATAATGAAATTGCATATCCTCCAAAAAAAACAACCCCTTGATTAATAAATACATTTTTTATAGTTTCATATATTTTATTTTCATCTTCAATATTGGACATTTCTCTTTGATATTGAATATTTTCATTTTCACAATTAATAGTAGTTAATGGATAATTTTTATTTAAAAGAGTTAATCGTTTTAATACTTTTTCCCATCTGCTAATATCACCAGCAGGTCTAGATAATTCTAAAAACATGCCCATACGTAAAAAATTTGGCGGAGCGTACAAAATACCATTTACACGAATTGCATCTGATTTAATAGATTTATATATTTGTTTAGGAATATGTGTTATATCTGCTACAGGAATGTAATTTACAAATACTTTATATGTACCATAATGTTGTCCTGACTTCGCCTCTACATCTGTAAAACCTTGATTATAATAAATTTTCGCTAATTCTTTTGCATCTGTTAACGCATTTACAGTAAAAAAATCATAATCTGGAATTTCCGCTTCTTTATTATAAAATTGATCATCAGAAGGCAATATATTATTTATAGCAGTTCCACCATAACAAATTAGGTTTTTTTTTTTAATAAAATCTTCAACTATTTTAATTATTTTTTTTATTTCTTCTGAACTAACAATTCGTTTACCAATTTTTTCTTCTGCTTTATCAACTGCCATACGTAATATAGTTAGTTCACAGTCTGCAAATGATAAACCTTTACATACATTTTTTGTCATAATATTTTTCTTATATATTATTATTATTAAAAATAAAAAATTGAAAATAATAAATAATTAAATACTTAATAATTATAATAATTAAATACTTGATAATAATATTAAGTATAATGATTAAAACTGATAATATTTTTAATGATGAAATAATTAATAATATATCAAACTCTGCTTTCAAAAAGCGTATTATACGCGAACTAAATGAAATTTCAAAAAATAATTTATTAATTAATTTAGAATTTGATAAAAAATATAATTTAATTATTAATTTAATAGAAAATGATAATAATGTTTATACTTTTATGTTAAATAAAGATTATCCATTTCGTTTTCCTATTGTAAAATATAATTATAATTATTATAAACATAGTTTACATATATATACACCTGAGTTTTTAGATATTTTTAAAAAAATGTCAGGCAAACAATGTCTTTGTTGTACAAGTATTTTATCTGGAGAATATTGGTCTCCAACTTTTACTATAGAAAAAATTTTTAAAGAAATAAAAGAAACAAACCAAATAAAAAAAAATATAATTTATAAATTTTATGCAGATAAAATTATTGATAAATATTTATTACCATATTTAAGTTTTGATAGTTATTTATTTTAAAAATTAAAACTATAATAATCAGTTGATGCGTTTCTTGTAGCGTAAGAATAATCAGGGTTTTGAGGAGTAGGTGTAGGTATTGTAACTGGTGTATATCTTAATGGTTCTGGTTTTAATGAAAATGCATAATTAGAACGGTCAAAATATGCAGCGTTTTCTAGTAAAAAATTATCTACATATTGATAACGCATAGCAACCATTTGACAACCATATGCACGACATAAAGGACCACTAGGATTTGCTGGATTCATTCCACTTTCAGGAAATATTATGGTCATTCCTTGTTTATTATATATAGTTAATTCTGCAGCGTCAGGATTATTTACTACATTATTATAATTATATGCTCTCATAAATATAGAATTACTTGTTAAATTGACATATTCTAAAAAATTTTCATTTTGTAAAAATGCATTATTTATTTTATCAACAATTAAAATAATTTTGTTTTGAAAAGTAAGTAAAGGAATTTTTCCTAAATTCTCTCCTGAATTTTCAAAACTATATTCTTTACCAAGCATGTTTGCATCATAAGATGTAAATATATTTGCCATACTAGTATAAATTTCTTGGTTATTACTTTTAATTCTTAAATGTATTATTAATGGATCTGTAGGATTTGGACAAGTACCTCCGGCAAAAGCGTAATTTACTATTGTACTCATTACATCTGAAAAAGATACCGAATTAAATGTTTCCTTTATATAATAATTATCTGTTGTACTTGTAGATACAACTGGATTATTATTTACAGAATAAATTTCAAAATCTAAACATCTTACACCTTGTTTAATTACTGCTTTTAAATTACAAATATCAACAAAATCATTTTTATAATTACCTCCTGAACAAGCGTTATAAGCAGTTTTTATATAATAATCTAATAAATTTCCACTACAATCAGGGTCATTTGAAGAAATTGGTTTTATATAACCATCTACATTAGGATATAAATTATTCATATAACTACATTCAGATGATTTTAATCTAGTTAAATAAATCATATAACAAACAAATATAATTACAATAATAAAAATAATACACATGATCATAAAACTTTGAAAATCTTCATCTAAATTTTTAAATTTGCTTAAATAATCATTTATTTGCGTTGTCATTATCTAATATAGTATAATATATTTAAAAATACATTTAAAAAATATATTTTTTAAATGTATTTTTATACCAAGTAAAAAAATATATAAATAAATTAATAAAATATATAAAATAAAAAAAATATTAAATAAATAAACAAATAAAATAATTTAATAATATCACGATATATTATTTAATATGCCAGGTGGTTTAATGAATCTTGTATCTGAAGGTCAGCAAAATGTAATTTTAAATGGAAATCCATCTAAAACATTTTGGAAAGCAACTTATAAAAAATATACTAATTTTGGTAAACAAAATTTTCGTATTGACTATACAGGAACTCCAACACTTAGTTTAACTACTGAATCTACTTTTCAATTTACAATTAAAAGATACGCTGATCTTTTAATGGATTGTTATATATCCATCACACTTCCTACAATATGGAGTCCAATTATGCCACCACAACCAATTGTAAATGATGATGGTTCTACAGGAGCAACAAATTGGGCGCCATATGAATTTCAATGGATTGAAAATATTGGCGCTCAAATTATTAGTCGCATTACAATTAATTGCGGAAATCAAAAATTGCAAGAATATTCTGGAAAATATATTCTCGCTTCTGCACAGAGAGATTTTTCTGGTTCAAAAATAGATTTATTTAATGAAATGATTGGAAATGTTCCTGAATTGAATAATCCTGCAAATTATGGTGCGCGCGTGAATGCTTATCCAAATGCATACTACACTACAAGTCCTGCTGGTGCGCAACCATCTATTAATGGAAGAACATTATACATTCCTCTTGGCGC